CTTGTTTAGTTACATAGTCTTTTGCAATCTCTTCACGAGTCTTGTTTAAGAGTATGTCAATTCTTTTAGCCTCTGCAGTATTACCACGAATACCATAAAGTATGGGAGCTAACACCAATGTTATAAAGATGTTCCAAAATAAGTAAGGTGTTAGTTCCATTATATATTATTCTACTGCTTCGTTAGCTGCTTTCTTAGCATTCTTAACTGTAGTAGTCCAGACTGCATTACAAATACCTTGAACTTCTGCAGACTCTCCAGATATATCTGTATCTGTATGAGTCCAAGAACTACCATCATAAGATGATGATACGCATTCAAGAGCTTTTCTATGAAAAGACCTTGTAAGCTCTTTGCCATCTTCTTTGATAACAGTAGCTGTTCTTATTTGTATAGTTTTGTGGTCTCCAACAACTTCTATTTTGTCTTCGACTATTTCTTTAGTTATTGCCATATTTTCCTCCTTATGGTCCGTACCTAGAATCCACTAGGTATATTAGTTATTATAAGTTTGTAACATATGTAAATGAAAATCTTAAAAAGTTTCCAGATGAGTTACTAAGGCTTGTATTAGAACTACCTATATATGTTTGTCTGTCTGAATCAAGTTGGATTAAATTTAAATTTAAATAAGCTGTGTTATAACAACGAACTCCTATTCCTGCAAAGTTAGATACTCCATCCCAATTACCACTAGGATAAAAATAAACATCACCTGCACTTGAGGGAATACTTGTACCTGCATTAGTAAAGGGTAATGTCATTCTTAAATCACCACTAAATGTACCAAATGCTTTATTATATATATCAACATGTATAGTGACTAGCCTACCAATTTTTGTATAATATCCAAGACCATCATTGTTTGCAGTACCACTAGTACTTCCATAAAATAAAGGTGTAAAAGTTCCTTCTTCATAATCATCAAGTGCATTAGCTGCTGCTGTATCAGCACCAAATTTTATTCCATCACTATCAAATCTTGCTACTACTGCATTATCAGCTTCAATAACAACTCTTGAATTAGACTGAGCATTATCAGAATCAGCACTAATTGACATGTATTCAGCTTCACACAATATGTGATGTTTAAATACATCTCCTACTTTAAAATCAATTCTTGGAACACTTGCATTAATAGTTAAACTTTTTTGACCACTTAATGCTTTTGGTGTAGTCGTGCCTAGTCCAAGATTTCCTGAATTGTCTAGTTTTGCTTGAAAAGTATTATTAGTGTAAAAATTTATATCGGCGTCTTCTGCTTGATAAATCATAGCATCGCCTGTTGTATTACCCTCAACACCAACAAAAAACTTATCTGTATTATGGTCATTTGCAAATGCTATGTTTGCACCAACTCCTGAACCTGAACCATGTATGTCGATTAAAGTATTACCACCAGTAAATGTACTTTGTCCTATCGCTAATGTTCCAGCTACTGCAGCGTTTACATCTACATCTAAAGTATCAATATGTGCTGTTCCATCTAAGAATAAATCTTTAAATTCTAGAGAACTTGTACCTAAATCTATATCATTATCAGTTGTTGGTTTTAAAACACCATCGGCTAGTACAATCTGTTCAGTACCTCCAATATCAAACCTTATAATATCTTCATCAGAACTTTCTTCTACTTGTATTTTAGTATCTCCATCAGCATCTTGAAAAGTTGTAACAGCTACATTAGTAAATGTTACACATTCTACTTTTGTACCAGTAGGAGGAGCAGCACTAAATGTTAGTGTGCTACCTGATATTGAATAAGTATCTTTATGCTGAACAACGCCATCAATAGTTACAAAAGTTTGATTCTCTGAAGTTGGAGTTGTGCTAAGAGCTAGTGTAGTGTCTGAACCATCACCAGTCATAGTATCTATAACTGGAGCAGAACCTACAATACCTGCTTCAACTGTAAAAACTTCTATAACTCTGCTATTTACAGGGGCTGTAGCAAAAGTTAAAGTTGTGCCTGATACAGTATAAACATTGTCTGCTTGATATACACCATCAATAAATACTAATAAGTTATCTTCGTTTGATGCACTAATGCTTAATGTAAATGCTGTTGTGCTTCCATCACCTGTAAAAGTATTTTTAGTAAAGGCATTACCAACACTATTTCCACTACCACCACCACTAGCTGAAGATGCAAAAGTTACAGTATCTCCAGAAGCATTTGTAGTAATAGTCATATTACTTCCAGCTACTAAAGTAAGAGTATCAGTAGCAGAATCGGCTACTACATCATCTTGTCCAGATACAGATATTGTTTTAAATGCTTCTCCTACTGAACCACCACCTGTAACATTAAAGTCTAATGTTCCATCTGAGTCTTCATAAGTAACAGTAATGTTAGATTCTGTATTACCAGTTACCATAGCTCCTACAGTATCTTGTATAACCTCTGTTAGGTCTATATTAGCTGTTCCATCAAATGAAACACCATGTATTGTTCTAGCTGTTTCAAGTGCTGTAGCTGTTGCTGCGTTACCTGTTGTACTTTGATTACCTGAAGTATTTACACCGGGTAAATTAATATTAGCACTACCATCAAAACTTACACCACCAATAGTTCTTGCAGTTGTTAAAGTAGCTGCTGAACCTGTAATATTACTTGATGTTAAAGCTATTGTACCTGTTGTATTTGGTAAAGTTACTGTAGGATTACCACTAAATGCTGAATGAGCAGGTGCTTGTAGTCTTAGATAATGTGCATTGTTACTTTCACAATAAAAATCTATATAAGATTGTGTACCACCATTTTTAATTTTAATAGCACCTTGTTCAATAACTACACCATTTGTAGAGCCACCACCGACTCCTAATGAGGTTGTTATTTCTGTAGCTGATGGTAAACCTATTGTTACTGTACCTGAACTTTCTGCTACTTCTACTTCGTTAGAAGTTCCAGAGAATGTTAATGTACCACCTAATGAAATAGCAGTAGTATTAGAACCATCACTAACTGTTATACTTGAGTTTGATAATTTACTATTAGCAATAGAACCTGCTAACATAGCATTAGTAATAACTCCTGAACCTATAACAAAGTCTAGAGTATTATCTGAATCATCATAGGTTACTGATATACCTGTTTCAGTATTAGAGCCTACCATAGCTCCTACAGTATCACTAATAGTTTCTGCTAGTGTTGTGCCATTTACTGTAATTGCATCAGCTTCTAAAGTACCATCAATATCTACATCTCCTGATATATCTAGTTCTGTAGCTATTATTTTACTATTAAAAGTTGCAGCTCCTGCTTCTGACATATCAATAGTAAGAGCTGTAAAACCTGAACCTCCATCATTACCTTTTAATTTAAAATCTTTATCTGCCCCACTTACTGTAAAAGCTGTAGAATCAGCTTCTTTTTGAATAAAACCAAATTGAGTTCCATCATCTGAAAAAGCAATGATACCTGTATCAGAATCAAGAGTAATATTTCCACCAACATCTAGTGTAAAAGCTGCACTATCAGAAATAGTAGACCCATCAATAGTAATATCATCAACTGTTAAAGATGTTAAAGTACCTAAACTTGTTACATTAGTTTGTGCTGCTGTTGATAAAGTTCCTGCTAACTCTCCACTTGAGCCATAAATGACAGCTTTACTATTTACAACTGTATTAGCTGTAGAACCATCAAGTAAATTTATTTCTGTTGCTGTACTTGTAACACCATCTAAAATATTTAATTCAGCAGCAGTAGAAGTAACACCATCTAAGATATTTAGTTCTGCTGTAGTGCTGGTAACACCATCAAGAATATTAAGTTCGGCTGCTGTACTGGTAACTCCATCAAGAATATTAAGTTCGGCTGTTGTGGATGTTACACCATCCATTATATTTAATTCTGCAGTAGTTGCAGTTACGCCATCCATGATGTTTAGTTCTGCAGTTGTAGCAGTAACACCATCCATAATATTTAGTTCAGCAGCAGTTGCACTTATTGCTGTACCATTAAAGTTTATAGCATCTAAATATGCAACACCGTCAATATAAATATCTTTCCATTGTTTTGAAGAACTACCTAAATCATGTGTATCATCATCATCAGGTATAATATTAGAATCTACTTCTCCACCAAAAACAATATTATCTGTATCAGCATCACCTAGAGTTAGTGTACCACCATTAAATGTTGTTGTACCTGTTACTGTAAGATTACCACCTACATCTACATTACCTGTAGTAGTTATAGAATCTATAAATGCATCTTTAAATCTTAAACTTGTTGTACCTATATCTACATCACTATCTGTTACAGGAACTATAGCACCATCTGCTATATATAGTTGTTGTACTGAACTACTAGATACTTCTACATAAAATTCTATATGGTTATTTGTAGTATCTATTAAAACTTTATTGTTTGGAGAAGTTTCTCCTGCATCACCAATTAAACCTATAACTGGTCCAGAAGCTGCTGTGCCATCGTGTGCGTGTCCTGTTGAGTTGTTAAATGCATTTACTAACTGATTATATTCATTATTGAATAAAGCAGCAGTAATTGTATCTCCATCTGCAAAAGAACTTTGTCTTGTATATCCTGCCATTTATTTTCTCTCCGTTATATTTTTAACAAGTTCATTATGAAGCTGTTGTATATGTATGTGTTCCATGTATTTGACATGAGTTGTTAGCTATATCACTATGTACGATAATATCCCAATTACCTGCTTGTGTATTATAAAATTCAAGAGTACTACTGTTAGTTGGAACATAACTAACTAAATTATCTGTAGTAAGAAATCTTGCCATAGCACTACCTACTGAACCATCTGTACTTGCTGTAGAAGGAAATGGTAAACTACTAATTCTAATTGGGTTGCTGCTAGTACCTGCGGCTGAAAAACCTATAAAGAATCGTATATTAACTAGATTACCTATTTTTGTATAAAAACCTGTACAAGTGGCAGTCCCACTATCAATTACTGGCGTAAAAGTTCCTTCTTCATAATCATCAAGTGCATTAGCTGCTGCATTATTTCCATTAAAAGTTATACCACCACCACTATAAAAACGAACTCTTTCAGCACCTGCTGCATTACTATACCAAATTAAATTATCACTTGTATCTCTGTAATTAACCCATTTTCTTGTTGTTCCTACACCAAATCTAATTCCTACATTATTATCATTTTTTGCAGAAATACCAACCATTGCTTCTCCATTATTTCCATCTTGAAAAGATGCAAAACAATTATCCATTGCTGAAGTAGTATTTAAAAATAAATCACCATCAGAGCCTAAACGCATTCTTTCTGCATTACCAGTAAGCATTGTAATAATGCCATTGTCATTTAAAACTATTTCTGTATCAGGTGTATCATCATCACTATCAGCTAAAACTAAATGACCATTACCTGAACCATCATTAAAAATATTAAACTCTCTTGTATCTCCACTTTCTGTTAACTTTATATGTGGTGCTGCATTTGTTCCTGTAGCTTCTATTTCTATATTATTAAAATCTATAATACTATCTGTAACTTTTGTTAATGCCATTTATTTATCTCCTGCCTGAAGGTATGTAATCTACATAAAAACCATTTATCGTATATGGGGCTTTTGTGTCATCACTTATAATTGTAAAATTGTTACTTGTTCCACTTCCTTGTAATGGAACTCTTATTAAAGGATTATCTCCTCCACCGAATACATTTGTATTAAACAATGCATCTGCAAACTTTGAAGGTGGATTAATAACTCCTAAGTCAAATAAATCTGGTGGTTGTGGTATATCTGTATTACCATAATCAAATCTAACTTGTACATCTGGTTCTGTTATACCTTCGGAACTTGCTGATACTCTAAGATAATGTAAAGTCTTTAATGTTCCTAAATCACCATAATCATAGTTAGGTGTTTCAAACCTAGCTAATATATTACTGCCATCAAAACTATTTCCTGTATCATGTTGATAAACAAAACCATTTGTATCTCCATGATAATATTGTTCTACATTATTATTATCAAATCCTGAACCTATAGCAGTAACTTCTAATCCTCTTGTCTCTGACCATTGAAACCCGTTTGGTCTTAATGTTCCTATAATTCCTTTTTGTTGTGTTTGTTCTAAACTTGTATCTGTATAAAATAATCTGTATTGTGATTTCTCTCGTAATACAACACTATCTATTACAAATGAATTTATGTTTTCTGCTAAGTTTGTTACTAAAGGTTGTATAGCTTTACTAACTGTACCTAACTCGACATCTCCGATTCTCGCAGTACCGGCAACTGTTCTTAATCCATCTGGTGCTAAAAATATTAAGTCACCACCAATCTCTTGAATACTATAGCCACTTAAACAACCAACATTCTTTGTAACAGGTACTATGGCTATATTACTTGAATCATTTATATTTATTAATTTAAATATACTGTTAGTACAAAATATAAATAACTCATTACGGAATCCTCTGATTCCTTCTATCTGGTCTTCTACTACTATAGAACCTGAACCAGTACCACTAAAGCTTGTAGGGTCTAATGTAGCACTAAAAAATATAGTACTTAAATTATCTTCAACTCCTGCAGCTATTAAATGTTTATCGTGAGTTGTAACATATTTAACACCTTTTGTTCCTGTTACAGTTATTTCTTCTGCAAAGAATGTTCTAGATGTTAATACTCCTGTACCTTCCATTCTAAATATGTAAGGTTTGTTAGCACCATCAGCTATAATAACTTGACCATAATCAAATGTAGCTCCATCAAATAATGTAAACTGACATTGACCTTGTGAAGTTCTTGTTAGTGTACTTCTACCTGTAAAGGTTGAATAGTTATCACCACTACTTGATACAGAACTTCTACCTATATTTACCCAAGTTTGTCCATCATTAGTAAAAAATATTCCTGTACCTGCAGTAGCTATTACACCATCTGCATAAGGAAATACACCTAATATATTTGTTGCACCACCTGTAGGTTGTGTAGCACTTGTAGTACCAAACTTTTGATACCCATTAATTCTTCTATAGCCACCCTCTGTAGAAACCTCAAAGTTTCTTAAGTCTTTTGCAACTCCGGGAGTTTTAAGTAAATCAATTACATTAGATGATTCTACTAAACCTCCATTTACTGCGACTGTATAAGGTTGACTTATTGCCATAACTAGCTAAGTACTTTAGTTACGCTAGTAGGTGTTACTTTTTCAGCTATCTGAGCATCTAATGCAGCTTTCATAGCTGTAACAGTATCAGCAGTTAATGCTGTCTCAACCCATCCTTGAACATCACTAGCTGTTAAGCTAGACCATTCTATAAAGTTTGAAAGGTCTGAAATATCTAAAGTCTGTGAACCATAAATAGTAGCAGTCCAGTTATTACCATCGCTATCTTTATTAGTATCATCAGTTGCTGTAAGTCTCCAATGAACATTGTAGACTACATCACTTTTACTATCTTTTGTAGGGTATGTGTCGCAAGTTTTACAATCCCAAGTATATCCTATTGCCATATTTATTCTCCTTTTAAGTTATTAATTTCAGACTGTAAGACATCAATCTGTGTTTGTTGTTCTTGTATAGCTTTTGTTAAAGCAGCAATAATTGGTCTGTCTGTAAGTCCAATAAAAGTACTTTCAACTCCATTTGCATCTTCATTTGTATCTTCAAAATAAGCCTCAGGTATTATATTTTCAACATCTTGTGCTACAAAACCTAATTTTTTAGGAGCATCATCTGCATCATCTATCATTCTGAATTTTTTTGGTTGTAGTTGCATTACTTCAGCTAAACCTACAGTTGAAATTTCAAAATCTTTCTTTTTATTTTTATCAGAAAGAGCAGTATATGCTCCTGATGAACGATTAATACTAACTATGTTATTACCATCACTATACAAAGAATGAACTGAAGTTCCCGTTGAGTACCAACCACCCCATCCAGCTAATGAACCTATAGTTATACCACTTCTGTTTTCCCAAAAATATCCTGCGTATGTTCCTCTACTTAAAATATCAGTATTTACTTGCATTTTAACACCAGCACTAGCTACTGAAGCTGCTGTTTGGTTTACCATCACTCTGCCTGAAGAATCAATACGCATTCTTTCTGTATTATTAGTACCGAATACAAAATCATTATTGGCTCTGTTGTATAAAAATCCTACATCATCTGTTGCATTAGTAAAACCTTGTCCTATTAGTATTTCTGCAGATTGTGCGTTACCATCAGCCCTTATTGATAATGCAGCACCATTACCTGAACCACCCTCTAATAAAATTCTATCTCCTGCTACATGAAGTTCTTCTGAAGGACTATTAATTCCAATTCCAACCTTGCCTGAACTATCAATACGCATTTTTTCAGTACCATCACCAGCACCAAACTCCATGTGATTGCTAGAATGGTTATAAGTAATATATCCTGTAAATGTACTTGTACTTGAAGTTCCATCTGCAAAACAAAGACTTCCTAAACTACTATTACCGCTATAAACAGTAATTCCTTCACTACCGCTACCGCTACCAACTACTAAATTACCTGACGCATTAGCAGAATTTATCGTAGTTGCAACAGTATTACCAATACCAACATTCCCTGAAGTATCAACACGCATTCTTTCTGCATCATTAACTTCAAAAACCATGACTTGTGAGCCACCACTTGCTTTTATTTGTGTTTGACCTGATAAAGCTAAAAATGAACCACTAAGAGTTCCACCATACTCTAAATCTACTCTACCCTGATTAGTTCCGTTTATTGTTAATGTAGTTACATTACTGTATGCATTAGGACTTGTCGTACCAATTCCAACATTTTCACTACTATCAATAGTTATAGCTGTTGCATTACTTCCATCTACTATTCCGGGGGTACTCGATAGTTCTACTGGTATTTTTGTTGTCATTTATATCTCCTAAAAATATGTTCTATCATCTGTCATGTACTTAGGCGTTGGATTCATTAGATTTGATTTCATACTTCTTAATCCTTTCTTATAATCATCTAATGCAAAAGCTGCCTGTTGTGGACTTTCTTTAAACTGCCATACATAGTACCTAGTCCTTGCAGTTACAACATTACTATATTGTTCTGGTAATGCCATTGTATCTCCGTGAGCATCCAAAGCTGTAGGCTTTGTAAATGCATAGAAGTGTACATTGTAAACTTTGTCTGGTATTGGACTTAATCCAAATTTTCTACTATCAGGAGATTTAATTACATATACAGGTTCACCATGACTTGAATCTGCATCATCTGAGTTTTCACTATCTCTGTAATATCTTCTCCAGTCTGCAAGTGTTAAATATTGTAATCCTTTAGAAACAAAAGGACTTGATTCTCCACTTACATTTATTGTAGTAATATAAAAGTCATCCCAATCTATAGAAGCAAAGTCTGTAGTTATACTAGAACTACCATCTTTTAAAGTATAAAATCTTTGTCCTGCTACAGTTGCTACTGTTGTATTACCATAGAAAGGGTCTGTACTACCACTTACACCAGCACTAAAAAAAGGTAACTGAGGTTCAGCATTAGCTATGTCAAATATAGATTTATTAATTGCATCCTTTACAAACTTTTGAAAACCTACAGCATTTGCAAAGTTTGCAGATGTTAGTGGGATTTCATTTAGTTCTCGAAGAACTTCGTTAGTTAAATCTAAATATGTTGTAGCCATTATTTACCTACTTTTTTCTGTGCTGCTTTATGTGCCTGTGTAAAAGTTTTACCTCTTTTCATCATGTTTGCCATCATTTTCATATGCTTACCAGTATGATGAACAGAATGTTTTTTCATTGTGTCTTGTTGCCTAGCAGTTAAACTTGATAAATCTGCACCTTTCACCATTACTTTTTTATTAGCTGTTTTTTTAGCCATTTTCTTTTTAGCAGGTCTACCTCTTTTACTACCATATGTACCCGGTCCACTT